TCTATCAGAAATCTTAGGTACAAAGAAGAACAATTTACCGATTGGTAAGTTCAACGCTTGTACAGATACGATATCATTCGCTAATAATTTAGAGAATACACGTCTAATGATTGGGAAAACTACAGTTTCAAATGAACCGTTTGACCCTGATGAGTCAGTAGTTTCGTTAATCAATACAGATGCTTGATTCTCATATAAAAGAGCGATGTTCTCTCTTACATGTCCTTCAAGACCTTCTAGGAAACCTAGTCCGTCCCATTTACTTACCGTAGCTTCACGGATTGCTTTTTGGTGTTTAAGTCCAATATTTCCGACTTCACCTGATTTTAATAAATATCCCATTTTTAATTTAGATTTTTAATTTATTTGTATTTATAATTAAACTCCCACATAGCTTTCATTTTAGCTAATTCAGGGTTTTCAAATACTTTTGATTCTGTTATTTGAGATGCTCCTGTTGATGCAGTCTTGTTAACTTTGGCGTCAACTGACTCCTTAATAGTTTTCTTAGACTTAACACCCATAAGTTCTTTAGCTAAACCTTTATAAATCAATGAAGATTCTTTAATTGTTTTAGCTTCGTCCATTCTCTTGACGATATCTATCTTTTCGTCTTTAGTTGTAGTGTTCTCAGTAAACAATCTAACAACGTGTGCTAGGTTACTATTGAATACAGCTACTTCTTGTAACTTCTGTCTAAACTGTTTTAAAGCGTCAACCATTTTTTCTTGGTTTTCCTTTAATTCTTTGTTTTCAGTTTTAACACTTAAAAAGTTGTTCCTTAGAACTCTATTTTCTTTTATAATTTTACTATTGTTGATTTTTGGTTCACTAGATTCTCTAGTCAGTTTCTTAGGAAAATTAGATGGTCTTTTTCTTTGACCTCTACCATTCGGATAATTTCTAGTAACATTTTCTGTTCCTAAATTTTTATCATCATCTTCTTCGGTCATTTCGATTTCATAAACAATTTCCTCATCTTCTTCGGTCATTTCGATTTCATAAACAATTTCCTCATCTTCGTCTTCATTGTTTGCCCATAACTCTAGTTCATCACCAGCATCTAAGTCGATTACTTCTTCGTCATCATCTAAATCCATGTCATCGTCCATGTCCAATCCTCCACCAAGTTCAACCCTGTATTCAGCACCAGTTTCATTATCAGTGAATGTAACACCGTTCTCATCTTGAACTACTTCAATTTCTGAGTCTGGGTCCATACTTTTGAATACTTTAATTAACTCCTCATCGTCTGAGTCAGTTAAATCAATAACATCCATGTCGTCACCTTCAAATTCTTCATCATCACCTAAATCTAAATCATCTTCTTCATCACCCATTTCTAAATCATCTTCTTCATCACCCATTTCTAGGTCTGTTGCCATTAGGTCATCTTCCTCATCCTCTTTAACCGCCTTTGTTGGATTCCCTAAAGATTCCCTTACCATTTCTTCAATTTCTGAACCCATTGTACGAGCCAGTATTTCTTTTGCGTTGGCTTTGAAGGTTGCATCAATTTGTGCAGCTTCCAGGAGAGCTTGTTCAATAACCGATTTTTCTGTTTTTGCCATTTTCTTATTTATTTTTAAGAATTATTATAACAAACCCGTGTTGGGTCGTTTCTCAATAAATATGTGGTTTATTCAATGAAAAGCTTAAAACATTAAAAAAATGTGGAAATTATTACTAGGTTAGTTGGATATTTATATGTATGGGGAAAAAAAACATTAGATATATATTGAAGGAATACGTGGAAAACGATATAAAATTCCAAGAAAACACATTAGATAGGTTATTTAATCATTGTGTTAAAAACATCTATTTAGCATACAAAAAAATATATGGTGGTGAACCAGATATACCGAAAATTAAATTAAAATTTGATGATAACTTTAAGGATGGGAAGATTGGTGCCTTTATTCACCCTGAGTTTGATGGTGACCATGGTGTTATGTTAATAAAAACAAAGGCTGTTGAGGATGGTGGTGAAGAATATGTTAAGCACATAATAACCCATGAACTTATTCACGCTGTTTTAGGACACAAGGACCACGAACATGATGAAAAGTTTCACGGGTTATCAGATTTGTTAGGGTTACCTAACGAGTACAGGGATTAGGCAGCTACAAACTCAACTACATCTTCAATAGCTGATTTAACAGCTGATACAATTTCGTAATCTAAAACAGTATCTTTAAGATAGTCAGTCATTCTAGCCTCAGCTTCAGTACATGATATAGCATCCACTAAATACTGTGATTTGATTTTTTTAGTTTTCCCAGTGTCAGTCATTGTTTCGAATTCTACCCTTACTAAAAAATACTTTGTTATTTGTTCATCCATAATAAAACTTTTTTTTTAATTTATAATTGTTAATGATTATAATGATACCTAAACTATAAAAGTTTGTAAACAACAAATGGGTCTCTCAACCCATTTTAATTATTGTTCCATTAAAAAAATAATGCTTGCTTTTTAATTGCTTATGCTGCAGCGCGCGCATCTTTTTTATATGTATATTATTCAGTAATACCTAAATACCTCAACATTTCATCTCTACCATACACTTGTTCCAATCTCTTAATAACTAACGCTGGATTTTTTCTCATGTAAGAAATTACGTTTACTGGTACATCATCACTATAAGGCCCGAAAATACCCATTAATTGGTCTTCCCTTTTATATGGTTTGAAAGAACTTTTTCTGAAATTATTTGATTTTCTTTGTATTTCTCTTTCAGGTGTAGCTTCATTTATAGCATCTACCTTAATAATCTTCTCAACCAATGATTGGATGTCTTTTTCGTTTAATTTAATTACTTTAGTCATTATAATATATTGTTTAATTTATCTAACATCGAACCTTCGTTTAATGTCGTATTTTTATTTGTTGATTCAGTATATGTTTTTAAATCAGTTTTATCATTAGAAATCCAAGCTCCAGGTGTTGACGGTGATGTAACAATATCCCAACAGATGATTTCAAAGTCGTCTTGTACTACATTCTTACCACCTTCTTGTTTAAGTGAACCCACACCTCTTGATGAGATACCAACAGTCCAACCTTTTCTTAACATATTAGCTACCTTATCACCAAGTGTACTAACAATACCTTGTTTATGGTAAGCTGGTGTTGTATCCAACTCAATTTCACCCATAAGTGTAACACCTTCCCACCAAGTTTTAGTTATACAATGAGATACTCTTTCACCATCAATGATTGATGACTCTGGATGATTAAGTTCACCAAGAGCTGTTCCCATTTTAATAAATTCTTGATAAGCTATGTTTTGTTGTTCCAATACCTTTTTCGGGTAGATTCGACCATTCTTATTCTCGATACCATATTTCTGTAAAACAGCATATAGTATTACTTTGTCCGGTACAGCACCATCCGTATATAAATCAGGTGCTTTCGTACCTGAATCGAATTCTCTAAGTAACGCCTCATTAGAACAAGTACCATCAGCACAAGTTAATTTAGGTGTAATAAAACCAGCGTCATACTCGATAAGAACACCTTTTTTATTTAATTCGTTATTATTGTTTATAAACATATTAGATTTTCTATATAAATATGCACTTTTTTTGTTATATTTAGGCAGAATTAAAAGATAACGATATGAGTAATAAAGAAATTAGGGTTCAAAAGGTGATAAGTGTACCAAAATCCATTGATAAAATACATGATATTTTCAAAAAAGATGGGTTTAAGTTATATTTAGTCGGTGGTGCTGTTAGAGACACATTGGTAAATAAATACCCTAAAGATTTTGATTTAGTTACAGATGCGACACCTGAAAAAATAAAAAGTTTACTACATATGTACCCAACGATTGAGTCTGGTGAACAATTTGGTGTCGTTAATGTTGTAACTGAGGACGACACATACGAGATTGCCACTTTCAGGTTTGATATCGGTCGTGGCCGTAGACCTAATTCCGTAGAGTTCACAACCATCGATAAAGATGTGTTAAGAAGAGACCTAACCATCAACGCTTTATTCTATGATTTAGATACAAAAGAAATTGTTGACTTAGTTGGTGGTATTTCTGATTTAGAAAATGGTATCGTTAGAACGGTTGGTAATGCTGTTGATAGGTTTGATGAAGATAAATTAAGAATATTAAGAGCGTTACGATTTGCTGGTCGTATTGGTTCGGATGTTGATGATGGTATAGATAAAGCTATTAAACGTGATAACACAATCATTAGTGGTGATGGGAAACCATTAGCACAAGAAAGAATTCAAGATGAGTTCATTAAGGGGATTAAACAAGCTAAATCCGTTAAACATTTTGTTGGGATGATTGAGAAGTATGGTTTATTTCAGTGGATATTTCATGATATGGATGTTAGTGGTGAGATTTTAAATATTAAAAACCCAATTATATTGGTAAGTTCTATTTTAAGGAATGAGACAGTGGATATCGATAAAAGGTTAACTGGTATATTAAAATTTACTAAGTTACAAGGTAAACAAATTAAGTTTTTGATTGATTTCTTTAAAAACGGTACACCTAACACAGCTTACAAATTTAAAGAAAAGGTTAAAACATTGAGTATTGATGGTAGTATAATCCACCACTTTGGTAAACAAATGGGGATGAATAAACAATTTATTAAATGTTTTAATAAGTATGAAATAAGTATTGATGGTGATACACTATTTAAACAAGGTTTTAATGGTAGAGATTTGGGGATTGAAAAAGAAAGACTTGAGACCGAAATATTTAATGGATTATTAAGAAAATCAACAATCAATTACTCAGCGTTGTTATTGGATAACTCATCACACAATGATTTATTAGGTGTAATTAAAGAACATTGCCCACAAGTTACTAAAGAGTGGGTGGTTGTAGCTGACCATATGACAATTAACTTAGGGCCATTATTAGGTGAACAACGTCATCTAATAGGTAATGTTTTTCCTATGACCGTGACACATGTTGGTGGTGACAATAATGTAGTGGCGGTCTTAATACACACCACATCGTTTGATGTTAATACACCACATGTTACTCTTTCGGTTGGTCCTAATGGTAAACCTGAAATGTCTAAACAAATTAATAATTGGTTACCTATTAAACCCTTTGAAATAAAGGGTATGGTGCAAGAAATTTATATCCCATAATTTTAAATAAAAAACCCCTACCAATAATGGTAGGGGTTTTTTATTGTTATATTTTTTTCCGATAAAACTTAAAATCCTCATCTGTTTCAAAAACATCATTTATAATCCTAGTGGATATCTCACTTAATGATGGATACAACTCTTCTGAATTAACTGGTACAAATGGTTCTTTTTGGAATATCGTTAGTTCTACAGACATAAAACTTCTTTTACTAAATGATATACCTGAGGAAGCCATATTAAAGTCAACGATACATTTATCACGATAAAACCTTTCGTCCAAACTTAACACCTCAAATAACTTTTGTTTAATTCTTTTTGATTTTTGTTTAATAATGTTGTCGTAATTACTATCATTATTTTCTTTTGGTTTACCCCATGCTGATATTTGTATATAAATGGATTTTGGTTGTTTGTTATCAACCGTACCTGATACAACATTATACTCATAGGGTAATTTTAATGAAATCTCTTTTCCTCTCTTCATAAAACTTTTTTATATTTTTTTTATTATGTTACATTTCCATAACAATCTTTTTTGTTAATGATATATTATTTTTAGAGATAAAAAAAGCCCCATCAATTTGATAGAGCTGTTTATATTAGAATAGTTAAACTTATGTGTTAGGTTCCACACCTTTACTTTTCTTTTCTTTTTGAATGTGGTTCATTGTATAACCAGCCATAATAAATTCAGAACCAGCCCACATTAACATATCTTGTGTTGTCATAATATCAACCTTTTCCATTAAAAAATAAATCATACCAAATTGACCGATGGTGAAAGCTAAACCAGATTCTATTCTTTTTTTAGAAAAATAGGAATCCTCGGTTGAGTAAATCTTACCAAGTTCTTTCATAAACCATTTAATACTATCTTTTACTTCAATAAACCATTTCTTCATATTTTTCTATTTAATAAGTTTTTTATTAGATTTATTTTTTTCTGGTTTAAGTTGTTTTTTAGGTATAACCCCGATTGAGATTAATAAACCCAACTCATGAAAAAATTTAACAGACCAATTTAATGGTATTATCTCACCAAGATTGTTTATAAAATTACACCCATAATTCGTATAATCATCCTCTTCTTTTAATCCACTAAATGTTTCACCTAGTTTCTTTTGTTCTGTTTTTGGTATAAAGTCTTCCCAAGACATATTAACTGGGTATTCCTCACTATAACCCATAACTTGTTCCCAATCACCATTAACAGCAACAAACTTATTCGTTTTATGGTTTGAGATTGTTCGAATTATGTGATATTTTTTAGTATCGTGTTTTTCCTTACTTAATTTTTGTAATATCTCTAACTCTTTAAAACCTAAATCGGTTAATATTTTTTCTAGTTTATTCAGTGCCATCATCGTCTGTATTAACATTTTTTATTATTTTAGAGATGGTGGTCAATCTATCATTACATGAAACCATTTTAATATCAATGTGTTGTTTAATCTTTTCGATTACTTCTGTATTACCATCTATATTACTTTTAATTACATCTTGTAATCCTTTCGAGGCTTCAGTCAGTAAAGGTAACATTTCCCTAAGTTCTTGAATTCTGGCCTCTTGTTCTTCTTTTAATTGTTCTATTATACCTTTTTTTTCGAGTTTAATTTCCTTTAACCATAACCACATCACATAAAATGTAGCACCAGCACCACCGAAAATTTGTAATAATGAGTCTAAGTCCATACTACCCAAAGATTGATTTAATGTCGTAAAGTTTTCTGATGTTTTCAGATATTGTATCTACGTTATACTCGTACATATTGTACACAACATCCTTAGTCTCCAATAATTTAGATTTAAGTTCAATATTATTGTTAACTTCTTTAAGTTGTGTATTAATAAGTGAGATTGTTTCTTTAATCATAGAACGTAATAAAGTACCTTTAGTATCATCATTACCATCCCTTAGTACTTTAATAATGTTTTTTTCACCCTCAGACATGTTTTCATACTTTTTATTGTATAAATCTGTAGCAATTGTTAAGAATTTTTGTACATCAAGATTTTCCTGAACAACACCCTCATCCTTTAGAGTGATTTTTTCAATCATTAAAGATTTAACAAGACTAATTTTAGCCTCATGGATATCGTTAATTGTGTTAATGTTTTTTGATGTTGTTGTTAATGTGTGTAGTGATTTATGTAGTGTTGATTGTTCCAAAACAACATTAACATCGTTATCATTAAGTAATTTAATTAATTTTTTAGATTCAAGTACGATACTTTTATCACCCCTGAATTTATTTAAAACCAATAAATGTTCCTTAAGGTATTCATTAGCTTCAAATTGGTTATTAATTGTTTTACTTTCTAAATTCTTATAAACAATGAAAAAGGTTTTTAGAGTTTCACTTTCTTTTAAAACTTCCAAAAACCTTTTAAATAGTTCCTTACCTTTATTATCACCATTAACGTGTGATTCTATATAGGTTTGTGTAAATGTATTTTTTAGTGTACCGAAATCCATATTCTTTTTAATTATAAATATGCCCCAATAACACAATACGTCAATTTAACAATTACCGTTTTTCTTCAGTTTTTTTAATTATCTCATCAACACCTTCAAATAACATTTTTATATCCTCATTTTTACGTTTACCATCGTTTAATAATTTATCGATAATCCCACTTTGTCTATTAAATGATTCACCAAAGTCAGTGTCACCCTCGTCACCACCCTCGTCACCACCCTCGTCACCACCAAAGTCAGCCTCACCCTCGTCACCACCAAAGTCAGCCTCACCAAAGTCAGCCTCACCAAAGTTACCACCTCCACCTCCACCGAAGTCGTCTCCACCTCCCATGTCACCCTCGTCACCTTCTTCATCAGTATTAACATCTTCACCGATTTCACCGTAAAGTTTATCAACCTTATCAAAGTAACCAGTTTTCTTAATAACGTTAGGTGTGTTTTCAAGTTCAGTTGAAACAGCTCGTTCAACTCTTTGTTGTTCTAAGTCTAATGTAATTTCATCATTAGAGAAGTTAAATATGTTTTTCTTAGCCCACGTATGAGATGTTGGTGCTATACCATCAACCGCTGTAACAAGGTCTTTATATAATAAAACTTTTTCTTTCCATTGTTCTATTTTTAACATTTCACCTTGTGTAGATGGGTTGGTTAACATCAATTGGAAGTTGTTCAACTCTTCCTCAAAACCTAAAATATATAAATGGATAATAGCTATTTTATTCAACTCCTGAATCATAGCTTGTTGTATTCTATTCACCGTTCTAGCAAATCTAATATCCATTAAGGCTAAATTTTTACCCTCACCCTGTGCATCCTCAAAACCTAATATTGGTTTTGGTATCCTAAGGGCTGTAACCATTTTTCTTTGGATATATTGAATATCAGCAATTTGGTCTAAGTTTTGTGCACCAGCCAATGTTTCGATTGGACTTGATGTATTCATATCCCTAACGGGGATAAAGTAATCTTGGTCAACAGCTAATGTGTTATATCTAAGGTCAACCTGTCCTGTCTGATTATCAGCTTTCTGTGTTCTTTTGAATTTATTAGCAACTTTTTGTACATAAGATTCAACATCCTTATCATCAATATTACCAACATACACTTTAAATACTCTTCTTTCAGGTGCTCTCACCACACGATATACTAACATAGCATCTTCCGCTAATAATAATTGTTTCCATATACGTCTTACTTTTTCAAGTACTGATGTCCCATAAGGTAGTTTTCTATCATCACCCAATAAACGAAAATGAGCTATTTCCCAAGCGTTAAATTCCATGGCTTTATCTTTCCATTTAAATTTAACTTCTTTCTTTTTAACCTGACCACCCTCACCAATTTGGGTGTGTGGTGTCATCCCACCAATTTCATCACGTTCCATTTCAACATTTGTTAATTGGGAAGCTCCTAAAACACCTTTGGTTCTATCAATTTTAAGGTAAACAAAGTTATCACCATACTTACATGTGTTTCTTGTCCACATTTGTAAATTCGTATTAACATCTAATATATTTTCAAATAAATCCTCTAATATATTTTTAATCCTTTTCGATTCAGAACGAACGGTAATAACTTTACCTTGTTCATTAAGTGTACAAGATTCCTCCGACATAATATCCAAAGATGCTGAAATTTCAGGTGTAAACTCCATAGCTTCATAATCCATGTAAGACGCAATCCTACTTGTTTCGTAGTATACAGCTTTTTGATACAATTCACTATCCACTCTAGCCCATTGAGCTTGCATATGGTTTTGTTGTTGACCCTCTAATTTCTGTTTTTCGTATTCATCTCTAGATTTAGTGGTTATTAGGTCATCCTTATCAAGTGTGTATTTAGGTGTCCTTGGTCCGTTTCCGGTACCAAACATCGTAAATAATTTCTGATATACTGTTAAATTATCTTTTTTTGCCATTTGTTGTTTTAATGTTTATTTTATTATAAATACCCAGTTATAATAGTAATCACCATATTGTAAATGTGAATAACTAAGGTTTCTTACCTTTATTTTTAAATCCATACATACCACCAAAGACCCAATTATGGGGTGAATCAGCTAATTGTACCCGATTTACTTCGTTGTTAGCCATATAAAAATCTACGTTTCTAGATAATGTATCAACATCTGTTGAATCAGTACTAGTCACCACCCAACTCCCAACCATCGCCTTAGCTTGTCCCTTTGATTTTTCTAAATCTTTAAATGAACTCATAGCAACAAATAAAGCCATACCAATTGACATAAGTAAATCATCGTGGTACCCTTTCATGTGGTCGGGTCTACCATTGATGTATACAAAAGTATCCATCTCCATAAGTGCTCTAGCTGAACGAAGTTTAAATGTATCCATACGAACACCCTTTTCTAATTCCGATATAATAAGATTTCTGTTTTTTTGGAAGTTAAGACCTGGTAATTTACCATTATCCATGTGTTTTTGTAGTGACCTATTGTTCTCTAACGCATCAATACCAACCGTAATATCGTAGTATAGTAATTTTTTAGGGTAACCCAAGTCGATTAGTTTAAGTACTGTTGCTGCACCCCATCCACCTGTAATATCCACAACAATAAAAGCGTTGTATGAATTACCGTAGTGTGCACACATCTCACCAAGTACATCGGGTGCAACCTTACCTTGGTATTCAGCCACTTGATTACCTGTTGTGTAATCAAACACACATATACCAGCAGCATCCGCCGCTGAACCTGATGAAGCATCCGCCGCTAATATGTATTGATGGTCCTTAATTGGGTCTTCCCATATCCACATATTACCATCAAGCCACTCTTTTCTAATTGGGTCTTTAACATTATGTTTTTCCTGTCTCTTGACGTACTTATCATCAATAACGTTATCACCAGAACCTAAAAACGAACAATTATGGGTTAATATATTATTTGCGTAATAAAGGTTTCCATCAGCCACCTCTAATAAATCATATACATAATCATTATGTGTGATAATGGTGTTACTAACCACTTGGTAGTTGCCATCTTTTGTGGTTAGATAATTTTCAGTGGTTAATTCACCAGATTTTAATAAAACCCCATCATTGGTGGGGTATACATGGTTTTCAGTTGATTTAATTACCAACCCGTTCTCTAACTTTATTTCATGAACATATTTAGCATAACTCCGTTTAACACCGATGAAATCTTTATAACCACTGTCAGTTAAAACTTTATATTTAGTATTTTTTTTATTTTCCATGTATAAAATTAATGCATTTATTAACCATTAAATCTTTATTTTTCTTATAATCACCCTCACTAACAACCATAACCTTATAACCTAAATCATCTAATAGTTTATATCGTAAATTATCGGCATCAATCGTTTTATTATGCCAATAATCACCATCAAATTCAATAATCTTATTACCAACCTTAAAGTCGGGTTTAATACAGTGTTTACCAAGTTTAATTTTATCACTATCACGAAGGTTTATAAAAAACTCACCACCATTAGTTGCGTAATAAATGTTTTCTGTCACATTTATTCCATCCACCACATCATTAAATAATTCTTGTGATATTTTAGAAAATGTATCTTTAAATAATTTATCGGTGTTTTTATGTAACGTGACCATTTTTTTATTATAATATTTAAGGTATTTACCCTCCCACTCCGTACCGTATTTATTTTGGAACCATTCTTTACTATTTGTTTTCGTATTACCTAATTTATCACGTCTTTTATCACGGTGTGACATCCAATCATCACCATATTTAAATTTAAAATACTTCTCTGATGGGTATTTAGGTTGACATTGAATACAAAACGGTTGGAAATTATTTACATAATCAACATATACTGATTGTTTTTGTTTATATGTAACACCATTCCCACATTCACATTTAATTTTATCTATATTACCACCATGTTTAACTAAAAAAATTATTCTAGCCATTATGGATTTACTATTCTTATCTTTTAATTTATCTAAAGATTTTGTGTGTTGATAAACACTGTTATATAATAAACCATCACATGACATTAATTTACGATTACCAGACCGACCCATAAAATTAATGTATGTATCGTTATACCCTAATTTATTAATAGTGTCATCCATGTCGTAAACACCCATATCATTAACATGTTCTTTAATAGTCTCCCACCCTTTTTTAACGTAGTCAGTTTGTTGTAATTTTAGTTGAGTAACCTTACCCATGATTGATGCATATGTACGACCTAAATCGTCAGCCACACACTTTAAAGGTTTATGGTTAACATTTTTTATGAGATATTCAGTATCAACATCCGACCATCGTTTATAATTCATTATATAAATCCTCTATTTTTAATTCTTTTATTTCACCAGTGTTGTTATCCATCACTTTAATATAAGTATCACCAACGACACATAAAAGTTCTTGTGCTATTGAACGGGGATTGTGATTAAGGTCAGAACACATACTTTCAAACCAACCAGATGTTGGTGTAAAACCTTTTTCAATCATATCATCCCAAGTACTTTCAGGAACCGTACATTCCTTACCAGTATAATGATTAATATCACCACTACATGGGTCAAATATACTCTCAAGTACTTCACCAGACTTTTCATTAAGTAAATTCCATGTCATCCCATGTGGGAATAAATCATTTTTATTCCTACCATTGTAACGAGGGTCTTCATACCATTTCATATCAACGGTATTGTAGTTATTTTTCCCTAGTTTAGCTAGTTTATATGTTTTATGGTATAATGGGTCATACCCATTTGGTGTTGAAATTAAAATACATCTACCACCTGTTGATAAAGATGGTTGTGCTGCTTCATAGAATTCTTCCCCCCTACTACCCTCAATAAACGCTGCCTCATCCACAATTATGATTGATGGTGTGTAACCCCTCAAAGCATCTTTTGATGATGCCACGGCCTTTACTTCACTACCATTATGCATTCTATAATGTGAATCCGAATTTTTATCAGACGAAAACCAATCCTTAACATTTGGTGGTCTATATATATCCATCCATTCAGGTAGTTGTCTAGTAAAATCCCTAATTTTCTTAAGAAATTCCTTAGCTGTTTCCTGTTTATTTGCTGCAATTAGGATTTTATGTTTAGATTTTGGACTAGCTAATGCGGTTAAGACCGCTGCGTAAGCCGCTGTTGTTGTTGATATCCCAGCTTGACGAGGTTTCATCACAATATTGTGTCTATGGTCAATATAACCATGTACTAGTTCTTTTTGTTTTGGAAACAATGTGAATGGTACCTCACCACCTTGTGTTCTATCTTCAGTGTGTAGGTAACTCTCAATAGCATATATAGGGTCCTTAAGACACCTAGCTATTTCCAAAAGTTTTTGTCCTTTTGTTAAACTCATACCTATAAATATCTAATTGTGTGGAAAAGGTATTTATAGAATGTTTGTTGGGTATGTAAGGTGTAAGTCCCGTTAATCCGTAGACCTTATCCAACTGTTATAAGCTCCTGCCCGCCTTCTGATGGGGTGTGAGTCCAGTTATTCCGTATACCTCATCCAACTAGGTCAGATAAAAATTCAATGTTTGAGATGGTGTGAGTCCAGTTATTCCGTATACCTCATCCAACCACCTGGTTATAACTTCCTGAATTTCATTATAGTTAAACCCAAAACGAGACCCCAAAAGTGACCATATTTCACCATAATTAATATAACAACTCCCATTTTTTTTATCCTGATAATAAAAAAACAATTTTTTATCATTATCATCAACATAATATGTTTTATTACCATCAACAACTGGTTTTAAATCCCCAAAATTATCGATTAACCACGATAGTGGGGTTTCAAATCCCGATTGGTCAATCCAATCAAAGTTATCAATTTCCTCCTTTATTATTTTTCTAATGTTCATGTTTATAAATATCTATATTTTTTTAGTCCCGTTATTCCATAGACCTCATCCAACTTCACTTATTAAAGATAAGGTTGCAAAGTCGGTGTGAGTCCCGTTATCCCATACAACTCATCCAACCACCTGGTTATAACCTCCTGAATTTTCTTATAGTTAAACCCAAAACGAGACCCCAAAACTGACCATATTTCATAATCATTAATATAACAATTCCCATTTTTTTTACCCTGATAATAATAAAACAATTTTTTATCATTATCATCAACATAATATGTTTTATTACCATCAACAACTGGTTTTAAATCCCCAAAATTATCGATTAACCACGATAGTGGAGTTTCACCCTCATCAAACCAATCAAAGTTATCAATCTCCTCTTTTATTATTTTTTTGATGTTCATAATTATAAATATCTATATAAACAGGAAAACCCACCCGGTAGCGACACTGGGTGGGTTTAATAGTCCGTAGACTATAACGGTCCTAATCCGTATATTTTAATTCAAATATTTACCAATTTCTTTAGCTAAACCGTAGTCTCCATTATCCAAAGCATCATCCATAGCTTTTCGTAAATCAATGATATCCATTTCTGAATAATCTAATTCATCGTTATTACCACCTAATAGATTATCTAATTCATCATCAGGTACATTCTCATCACCGTCAGCAACATCACCTTCTTCATCGCCACTTGGTTCATCGTATGTACCCATAGCGTCCTCATATTCCTCGTTACGAAGTTCTTCTGACGCTTCTTCAGCGATACTCTGTATAACCTCAACCATCTCAGGGTCATTTTTCATTAGACCTTTCATAATCCCAACAAATTCGTTAGCTGGTTTTGTTATTAATTTATTTAAGAATACCGCTTTATGATTTGGGTTTTCTATATTAACAAAACGACTAACTTTTTCCCAAATACCAGTACCTAACCTAATGTCATCAGCTTCAGCCTCTAAGGTATCAGTCTTGTCTTCAACATAATCTCTCACACCTTTATCTTCGTGTATACCATGTAATGACATTAATTCCATAACACCTTTAGTAAGTTCATGTAATACAAATGAGAATGTCATACCTTGTGCTATAATTTTAGGTTTACCACTTTCTTGTATTACAACCCTAACATTACCAGCGTGTTCACCATTACTACCTTGGTCGTTGATTGTGTTTCTATCCATAGCCCAATACATAAAGTCATTTGCTGCCATCACTTTGGAATAATCTTGTGTAGCTCGAGGATTGATTTGGTTTAATTTTTCACTAGCCATGTGATAAAGGTTTTGACCTTTTCTAGCTGCACCATGTGTTAGACCATTAATAAGTCGTCTTTTTGTAACTTCATCTTTTAACTCATCTTCAGTGTAACCCTCAGGTACTGGTTTATTACCTTTAGATAATTGAATATTACCTTTAGTGATTGGTCTCCCACCTAATTGGGGGTGTCCCGTGATTTGTGCGTCAATATCAACAGCCTCCTCAGTTAGTGCTGGATATTCACCCCTAATAAGTTGTATAGCTTCATCTTGTAACTCCTGTTCCTTACCTTGTTCAAACATTAATATGTTCTGTAAGGATTGTGCCATCGCCATTGATGCTGTTTGGAAGTTAGCTCGTCCGAATTTTTCTTCGGCCGCTGATTTAATGTCTTGGTATAACTGTTTACCCATGTCTTTAACGGAATCGGTATCTAAATGTCTAGAATAGTCGTTATCACCACTATCATATTCACCTTCATACTTATTATCCTCATTGACAATTTGTCTAGATATTTCTTGAATAAGTTCATTCTTAGACATGATTGGATTTTGATTTTCTCCCATCATATCCATAATCTCTTCTTCCTTAACAGAAATAGTACCATCATCGTTGTAACTAATATCCTCTTCTTTAGCTTTTTTAACGGCTTTAGAAACTTCATCAGTTTCATCCTCAGGTGAATACGTAGTCACAGTTCTTTTTTCAGCTTCAACAATGTTATTAGATATAATGTTCCAATATAATTCCGTTAGTTCACCTTCGGTAAGGTCACCAATATTTTTTCCTTGTGACCTTAAAAAGTTTTTTGCTTTCCTTTTAATATCACCTTCTAATAATTTCTTAGCCATTTTATTTTGTTTTATTTTGTTTTATTTTGAATGTATTTTAAATCTATTCCCAAAGTTAACAATTTTGCCTCAACTTCGGTCATAAAATCACCAAATTTAAAAACTAATCTATCACTTTCTTCATCAATCTCCTCATCTTCAGATAGTTTACCCCATCCTAAAGCTATAATACCTTCTACTGCGTTATAAATTTGAAAAACCCCAGACTCTTGGACCAAATGTAAATCGATTTTTTCAGTTTGTAGAAACCCAACCATTTTTATAAATGGCATTGGGGGTGTTAGATATGACATATCAGTTACGACACTAGATTCATACCATTCCTCATCCCAATCATGGTCGGTCCTATCTGAAAAAAGGAACTCAAACATGTGTTCCCCTTTAAAGTTAGTTCCAATTTTGTTTATATATATTAGTTTTAAATCCATTAACTAAAGTCTACATCTGAATCGTCTATATAATTAATACCACCATCTCTTCTAGCCTTTGGGTTTGGTTCATCACCCGGTCTAATATAAGGTGGTGGTGTAAATGGGTTTTTAGATGGTCTCACTGGTCTATCCGTACCAGGTTTAGTTGGTGTAGTAGTTGGAGCTTCACTAGGGTTTCTAGATGGGGATGGTTGTGACATATAATCTACCCTATCCCTACGTCTAGCCTTTGGTCTTGGTTCCTCACCCGGTCTAATACGACTTGGTGGTGTAAATGGGTTTTTAGACGGCCTAGATGGTCTATCCGTATCCGGTCTACCAATACCTGGTCTAACACTTGGTCTTGTTGGAGCTTCTTTTGGATTGTTCATACCATAAATATCGGTAGAATTATTTGATTTGTCAAATAATTTATCAATATCATCATCAGATAATTCATCACCCATGTAAGAAACACTTTCACTTGTACCCCAACCCATTCCACCTTTTGTGTCATCATCCATAAAATTACTCATACCTTCTTCCATCTCACTTTCATCATCAAACGTATCGTAAGGTAATTTGTGACCACGTTTTAATTCATCAAAAGATGGTTTATTATAATATGATGATATGTCTTTATCAGCTTGTCTTTCAGCTTCATACTCATCATCCATATAAGAAGTGGATTCAAAACCTAAATAACCACCAGGTCCTTCATCATCATCATCCATGTAATCAATTTCATTAGTTTGTGAGTGTATATTACCTAAATAACCACCAGGTCCTTCATCTTCTTCCTCATCATCTAACAATAATTCCTCACCATATTCACCAGTGTGGTAATCATCATCCATAAAGTCTATATCAGCCCCATCAGTTTTTTTGTTAGACCCACCACCATTTTCAAGTGTGTTTACAATGTCATCGATATCAGCACCATCCATGTTATTAAGGTTAAGTGCTGAAATAACACTCTTAGCAACCCATTTCTGCATATCAGACGATATATCTTCCGTGTCTCTTAATTGTTGACCTAATTTACCAGTTGTTCTTTGTATGTCTTTAATGTTATCACCACCTTCTTCAGAGGTATCAAATTCCATATCAGTGTCTCCACCTTCCTCATCACCAAAGTCAAAATCTTCATCACCTTCAGTGTCTCCACCTTCCTCATCACCAAAGTCAAAATCTTCATCACCTTCAGTGTCTCCACCTTCCTCATCACCAAAGTCAAAATCAGTGTCTCCACCTTCTTCACCCTCCGATTCATCACCAAAGTCAAAATCACCACCTTCCTCATCACCAAAATCCATTTCAGGTTCAGGTTCAGGTTTTGGTTTAGTTTTTGGTTTAGGTTGTTTTAGTATGAATTTTTTTTCTTGTAAAGAACTAAGTTTAACGTATTCACCATTTTCATTAAGTTTATAATCGAAGTTAACCATATCAACCTCTTCGTTAAGGTTTTGTACTCTATTGATATCGTTAAAAATTAAGTTTAACTTAGTGACAGCGTCATCATAACCTCTATAAGAATTCTTAGTCCTATTTTTAAGCCCATTAAGGTAATCAAAATCACCCTCAACTAAAACATCTTTAGTTTCAGTACTTTTTATATAGTATGTTCTATTTTCTCTAAAGATAGCGTAAGTATTACCATCAGCAACAGATTTAATAAATTCTATTGATGATGATTTTGAACCTTCGTTTATTGACTTCTTTTTAATGTCAGCCAATCTTAACATTTTTTCTAATTGTTTATTATTCATGTCTTAATCTATTTTTATCCTTTTATTGGGTATGTCCCGTCATCACTTTTATAGAACTCAGGTTTTCTTTTCCCTAATAAGTACATTGTACCTGAATTACCCCCATTTGAATTAACACCAACGGGTAATTTTATATCAGCAACCGTAGTTATTGATTCACCATTTAGTGTCACCGTCTGACCACCAGGTATATATACTTCCGAATATTGGTAATCCGTAAAGTTAGCGTTTGCTAATAAATGTATTGTCATAGTTAGTTTTTTATTATAAATATCTAATATTTTCCATAGTTAAGGATTTATCATAAGCTAATGTCTTAATATCTGATAATCTTTCTAAAGTACCGTTCCTTCTAAGTGATTTAAAGGCCATGTTTTCAACGGAAAACTCACCAACGGAATCAAGACCAGTTTGTCTCATTTTTTTAATTCTATCTTGTATTTTTTGGGCTTTTACTATGATTGTTTCGTAATTACGTTCATCATGTATGTCATTATAAAGGTCTTCAACTCTATCCATAATAACAGTAGCTTTATGTGTTACAGATTTTTTATTTATTTTAACATCTTGTTGTTTTGGTTTTAATGTCCACTCATCATTAAGTATTGAGTAGACACCTGTTGATGTGTGTTTCTCATCTATGTCTTGAACATAAATCTCAACATCAAAACCATATATTTTAATATCGTGTGTATCATTCCAACTACCACTTTTAGACTTTAAGAAATCTAAAACCAAATCTTCATCAACCGGTATATCATCATAGTTAGTTAGAATATGTAAATCAACATCTGAATACTTAGACCAATTGTAATTAGCTAAACTACCAGTCATAGACACATCTTCAATATCGACTTCTGAGCCTAAACCTAAACCCTCAAAATAGTCATCAGCTATTTTCAATAATGTTTTTCTTATCTCAGGTTTTAACTTTTCACCATCCCAAATTTTAGGGTTTAAGGTGTCTTTCATTTTGAACCCAGATAAATCTATAGTTTTATTCATCTTTTCCATATATCTTATAAATATTCTATATATTTATTAAATATGAAAAAGAAAGTGTTAATTAATGAAGAACAGTTAAAAAAAATTATGGAGTACAAGGCTAATGAGTATAAGGTAATTGATGTTGCTAAACAATTAAAGAACATTAAGTGTGATGGTTCGGGTGTTAAACCACTTGTAATGGAAAGATTAAGAAGTGTTGGTTATACGGATATTAAGATTAATTTTATCGGTTATGAAGATGAGACCAACAAACTTATGTATTCAATATACACTGATGGTCCCATGTTCATAATTAAAGCCGAAAGTATGCACCAAGATAAACCATGTATGCAGATTACCTTTGTACAGACTTATGAAAAATTACAATCTAAAAATTAATTCGATAAAGGTGCTTTTATACTTGGGTGTGATTCGTACCCGGTAAATTTAAATTGGTCAATACTATAGTCCGATATATTAGAACCAATAGGTTCACCATGTATCTCTAATCTAGGTAAGTCAAATGAACTCCTACTCAACTGTTCTTTAGCTTGTTCTATATGATTAGAATATAAATGTACATTGGTTAAATCTCCTATTAAAAAACTAGGAACCATATTAACCTCCTTAGCTAACATTTCTAATAACAAACCATAAGATGCTATATTAAATGGTAAACCTAAAAATGTATCAACACTTCTTTGATGCCATTTAAGACTAAGTTTTCTTTTTGGGATATTGTTTTCATCCATCCATAATTTACGAGCAGTGGGTTTAAGTGAATCCATACCAGTATGTTGAATTAATGCAATCCTTTCCTCGTCACTTAATTCTTCAGTATAACACTCAAATGCCCAGTGACATGGAGGTAAAGTCATTTGCTCTAATTCACCAACATTCCAAGCTGAAACCATTAGTCGTCTTGAATCTGGGTTTGATTTGAGTTCTGAAATTAGGTTGGATATTTGGTCTATGTATATTTCTTTATTAGTTTCTTCTTGTGAAATTAAGCCACAATCAAGAGCACCATTCTGAACTCCTCTATAACCGTACCTCTCCCAACTCCTCCATTGCTTACCATATATGGGACCTAAATCACCCCAATTCTTAGCAAATTTATTATCAGTTTTAATTCTATCAGTAAATTCATTAATTGTCATCAACCTAATTGAATTTTCATTAGGGTCATCAATATGAACATCATAATCTGGTTCTTCATAAGCACCAGCTATTTTACGATATATTTTATAGGAATCACCATTCCAAATATTACAACCATTATCCACGAGATATTTTATATTTGTATCTCCTTTAAGAAACCATAATAATTCAGTTATTATTCCTTTGGTAAACATTTTTTTAGTTGTTAATAAAGGAAACCCAGTTGACATATCATGACTTATTTGATGTGAGAACAATGAAATAGTACCAGTACCAGTTCTATCTTCCTTTTTAACACCAAAATCTATTATGTCACTAAGTATATTTTGGTAATCTTTATCTAATTTATTCATATTTTTTTTAATTCGTTTATAAAGTTATTAGCCTCACAAAGAGTTTTAAACTCAAATACACCTTTAGCATACCTAAAAATATATAAAAATTTTTTAACCTCAACAACACAATAGTAACCCTCATCAACTATTATCGCGTATTGTATTTTTTTCTTTTTCATATTAATCATATGGTAATACCCTTATTCTACGTTTTCATCATTAATTCCTTCTTTTTCCTCTTTGATATCTTTCTTAAACATATTGTTTATTCTTTCAAGCATCAAGCTAGTATCAACTTTACCTAAATTATCTGTTTTATGAATTTTAATGTATTTGTTAAAAACCTTACCTTGTGATTCATCAGCTTCAAACCTTAGGTAATCTTTATATGATACATTATGGTAAGCATATTTACCACCATAATTAAATGTGATAATTAAATTCTGTGTTTTTTCATTATACTCCGACATTAAAATATTTGTCGACTTATATAAACACTCCATTGTTCCGTCCTCTTGAAACACTTTATCAACTAACATTAGTCTTTACCGATATAACTGATTATCGTATTAAGATGGTATATTTTACCAACTACCGATTTTTTATTAGTTTCTACACCCACTACACAGTAATCACCTGTTATCGTTATACTAGCATTAGAAAAGACAACTTTATGTGTACCCCCAAATTCATCATCACTATTTGGGTTATCCTTAAATAGGATTGTTAATTCTTTATATTCCATATTTCTTTAATTTAACTTAAATATAGATTTTTTTAAAATAAAACTAAATATTGTTTGTTATTTAGTTAATTCTTTATATATTTGTAGGAGTTACTTATTACTAAGATTATCACAAAAAAATAAATAAAAATAAATTTAAAACTTGATGTGATGTAATATTTTATGTATATTTGTACCAATGAGTAAAAGAATGATACCAAAAGTTAGGACGATATTTAAACAAGCGTTTAAAGAGTCTAATAGATTAGGTGATGTGAAGATAAGACCTGAACACATATTATTAGCAATGTTAAATGATAATAATGATGTGGTGGATGTTTTAACTGAAATGGGTACGGATGTTGAGGATATACAAGCTGTGTTAGAAGGTTATATTTTAACTAAACCAAGTAGTCCCCCTATTAAATCTAAAATATTACCTTTTAGTGAATCATCAAAAAATGTTATATCATCAGCTGAACTTGAATCTGATAAGTTAAATGATAGATTTATTGGTGTTGAACACATATTTCTAGCTATATTAAAAAACGAATCTTTGGATGGGACTAGATTTTTAGGAAATAAAGGTATAACTTATAAAACATTCAAACAAACATTAATAGAAACCAAAGAACAAATAAATATGAGTATGACAGATGGATATGATGAAGTAGATGACAACAATTTCGGAAAGAAAACAAAAGGTAAGTCAGCAAAGTCAACAACACCAATTTTAGATAATTTCGGTAAAGATGTTACTAAATTAGCTGAAAATGGTTCAATAGACCCAATAATTGGTAGAGATGAGGAGATTGAGAAGGTGTCTCAAATTCTTTCTAGAAGAAAGAAAAATAACCCTATCTTAATTGGTGAACCTGGTGTTGGGAAAACAGCTATTGTTGAAGGTTTAGCACTTAAAATTGTAACTAGAAAATGTCCTAGAATTTTATTCGGTATGAGAATTGTATCGTTAGATTTAGGTTCATTAGTTGCTGGTACTAAATACCGAGGACAATTTGAGGAAAGATTAAAGGGTATAATGGAAGAACTTGAAAAAGTTGATGATGTTATATTGTTTATTGACGAAATTCACACGATGGTTGGTGCTGGAAACGCTTCAGGTTCAATGGACGCGTCGAATATGTTAAAGCCAGCTTTAGCTAGTGGTCAAATTCAGTGTATTGGAGCGACAACTCTTGATGAGTTCCGTGAACACATCGAAAAGGATAAGGCATTAACAAGACGTTTCCAAAATGTTATGATTAACCCACCTTCAACCGCGGATACTTTAGTTATCCTTAACAACATCAAGGATAAGTATGAGGACCACCACAAAGTTACTTACACTGATGAAGCTATTGAGGCTTGTGTAAGGTTATCTGATAGGTATGTTACTGACAGAGAACAACCTGATAAGTCGATTGACATTTTGGATGAGGTTGGTGCTAGAGCACAAGTCCACGCTAAACCACCAAAAGTGATTTTGGATTTAGAAGAAGAAATTGTTGAAATTGGTTATAAAAAAGTTGCTGTTGTTAAATCACAGAAATATGAGGAAGCAGCAAGACTTCGTGATGAAGAAAGACAACTTCAAGAAAAATTAGAAGTTGAGACAGAAAAATGGAATTCAGATACCAATAAAAGTCGAAAAATTATTACCGAAGATGATGTCGCTAAGGTAGTTTCTATGTCTACTGGTATTCCAGTGACTAAGGTTGGTAAAGATGAAATCCAAAAGTTAATCAACATGGAAAAAGAGTTGAAAACTAAGGTACTTGGTCAGGATGATGCTATCACTCAAATTTCTAAAGCGATTAAAAGGAGTAGAATTGGTATCAATAAGGCTGACAAACCAATGGGAACATTTATGTTCTTAGGTCCAACGGGTGTGGGTAAAACACATTTGACTAAGATGTTAGCTGAGAACGTATTTGGGACGACTGATTCGTTAATTAGAATTGATATGTCTGAATACATGGAGAAACACGCTGTATCTAAGTTAGTTGGAGCACCTCCGGGATACATTGGTTATGAGGAAGGTGGACAATTAACTGAAAAAGTTAGAAGAAAACCATATTCAGTGATTTTATTGGATGAGATTGAAAAAGCACACCCTGATGTGTTTAACATCTTACTTCAATTGTTAGATGAGGGTCACTTAACTGACTCGTTGGGTAGAAAGGTGAACTTTAAGAACACCATGATTATCATGACATCAAACATTGGAGCTAGAAAGTTACAAGACTTTGGGACTGGTGTTGGTTTTGGGACTAAGGCGAAGATTGAGACTCAGGATATATTAACTAATGATATTATCCAAGAATCATTAAAAAAATCATTCGCACCTGAATTCTTAAATCGATTAGATGAGATTATTGTTTTTAATTCCCTTACAAAAGAGGATATTAAGAAAATGGTTGAGTTACCACTTAAAGATTTAACTAATAGAATAGCTGATTTAGGTTATTCGGTTAAAATCACACCGAGGTTGAAAGAACACATCGCTGAAGTTGGTTACGACGAAAAATATGGAGCTAGACCACTTAACAGAGCTATCCAAAAATTCATCGAAGACCCAATCGCTGAAAGGTTACTTGAAGGTGACGTTGAAGAAGGTGACATAATCAAGGTTGGTTATAAAAAAGACGATGTAACAGTCGAAATTATTAAACCCGAAACTATAGAGAAGTAAAAACAAAACCCCTACCAATTTATGGTAGGGGTTTTTTATTTTTAATCTTCACTAGCTAAATCAACATCTTTATCAACATCAATTCGTCTTTTAAGTTCATTATAGAATTCACGAGCTATTTTTTTCATAAATGGAACCCCATTTTTACCAAAATACATAAAACCCGATATGTTTGTTATACACTTATGACCACCTGACTGTGATTGAATCATATCCCAACCATTAAGTGATAGTAATTTAAGTGCTTTCACTTCTTTATCACTTAATGAGCTATATGGTTTACTCATAATCTTTTTAATTGCTGCCTGCCATCGTTCTACGGTGTATTCAGATGAAGAACCCTTAGGTGTCTCACCCAAACCTTTAATACCACCATCAGTATCGTTAAATAACGCAACCATATCACTATAAGTAAAACCAACACTATCTTCTGTGAATGATTTATGTTTTTCCGAGAAATATTTGATTGTATCGAAGGTTAATGTGACATTTTGTAACTCTTCTTTGAATTTTATTAAGACTTCTTGAGCAATATCACCAAGGTTAACACCTTTTAGTGACCTATTTGTTTGAAATGGGTTACAACTTGATTGCATAAGACCCATTGGCCATACTAAAACAATAAAATTAGCGTCAGGGTTGTTTTTAAATGGTGTGTATCTATCATACGAACCAGGTTTGAACATTGAACCTCCACCGTATTGTGTGATAATCCCATAATCTTTGTCATATTTAACACTATCACTACTTTTTTGTGCTTGTGTGTAGTCTGTTTGGTGTTTTGTCATTTCCTCAGGTGTGGCGTAACCACTTTCCTTAGCCATTTTAAGAATATTAACATAAATATTTACTAACGATGGGGTTGATTCCAAAACTAACCTTTCTAAGAACTTAGGTTTGTTTTTATAAGCTAAAAGTAATTTATTTGTTACTAATGACATTATTTTTTTCCTTCCACTGACCTGAAATTCATTATTTAATTTAGGTTTTTTTCCTAAATTGGTCTTAACCCATAAAATGAATTTTTTTATCACAGATGAACCATTAACTACTTCATTTGTTTTATTACTAAACACAAAACTCATAACATCATCAACAGTCACACCCATACTAACGAAATCAGCTGAATCAACCGTTGATATCATTTTAATATCGTCCGATGGGAATATGTCAGAGGGTGATAAAATTTGTGAAACCGTTTCAACATTTGACCTTGATTGTTTAAATGATGTTGATGTATTCTTTTCAACCCCCACTTGTGAATCGTGGTGGTCTGTGTGTATTACAAACATTGGTTTTCCGTGTGCGAAATCCACTAAAACAGGCATCACCTCACCACTAGCGTCTGGTTTTTTAACTGAAAATTCGGTATCACCATATTGAATAGTTTCAGCATCAACCACTTTAATACCGTTATTCTCTAAATAATACTTCATACCTAAAGCTGTTGTTACACCATCTAAATCTTGGTGAAAATAAATCTTAGCTTTTTTATATCTTTTGGATAACTCCCGTATGTTTCGTATACCAGACTCTATTAATAAATTTTTTGGTAGAATGTATGTCATCTTTTATTTTATTAATAAATATCCACACATTTACCCTTTATTCACCTCGATTAATTTATCCAAATACTCACGACACTTATATAGGTCCTGTATTCCGTTTTTATGTCTCCATCTTGTAACGTACTTTACCACGTTACCCTCTAAAAAATCTAATTTATGTGACGATGTGTAATCCCACACCTCAATCCCAACATTATAATGTTTCGGGTGTTCTACTTGTTCTTTTTGTTTATCCTCCATAATTATCAATATAAATTTGGTTAAACGATTAATAAACCCTATATTTGGTAAAAATTAATTAATATGGGTGATTTTGATTGGGTTGATGATATAGCATGTTTTGAATTAAAATATGATACCGAATACTGTATTGATACCACTATTATTGGGTTTTACGAACCTTCAGTTAGGGATAAAATAAATAATTTAGTTGGTGAGGGTTGGTTGACATATGGGACTAATTATAATTCATATGTTAATTGGTTTAGTAATGAAAATATTAGGAGACTGGGTAATAAGGTTTATTTAACCTTTGTGTTAACTACAAATGTACCACATATTAATACTGGCTGGGATGTGAAACCTAATCGAATTAAAACGGGTATTGAAATAAGTATGGATGAGTTTTTAAACAGTGTAGTATTATGAATATATTTTATTTAGATAGGGAAACAAAAAAATGTGCTGAATATCATTGTAACAAACATGTTGTTAAGATGATATTGGAAACGGCTCAACTGTTATGTGCAACACAATGGTTATTTGGTACAGAGGCACCATATCGATTAACACATAAAAACCATCCATCCACAATATGGACAAGACAATCGATAAATAACTATCGTTGGTTATGTGACTTAGGGTTAGAGTTGTCCTATGAATACACTCATCGATATGGTAAGGTACACAAGTCACAGGTAATTATTGAATGGTGTCGTGACAATGAACCTCAGTTACCTAAAATTCCGTTCACAGACCCACCACAGGCAATGCCTGATGATTGTAAGTTAGATGATACGGTTGAGGCTTATCGTAACTACTACATTAAAGAAAAAAGTAGTTTCTGTGTATGGAATAAACGGGATACACCTAATTGGTTTATTCTTGATAATCAAATGTCTGTAAACACAATGTAATCTTCACCATCAAAATATTCCGTACAATAACTATCACTAAATTGGTTTAGTGGTCTAAAATCACCTTGGGAAGCGATGTCTTCGGCAGCTTCCCGATAATTAAACCTCAAACCCAAACTAGTAATTACTTCGTCAACACTACCATATGTACCATTTTCAATAAAATAGTTAATAGGACTTTGTGTCATTTCTTTTTGGATTTCATAATAATAATCCTCAGTTGCTTTAAGTTTAGATGATTCAATTAATTCATATTTAAGTTTTTCTATGTCTTCTTTTTTACTTTCCAACTCCTCCATTTCAGAAGTTAATTGATTTACAACCTCCACCATCTCTTCTGAATCAGCTATCATTATTCTAACAGATAATTCCTCAATACCACTATCTATTTCATCAATTTCTTCTTCAAGGGTTTCATATTCCGTATTATTATCAGTTATAAGTAAGACATCATCATCACTTAAGTGACCAATATGATAATCAGACTCATCTGAAGCTATCATATTTATCATTGGTTCATCGATTATCACATATTGTTCGGGGTCTAAACCATAAGATTCTAAACTAAAAATATCATCACTTAAATAATCATAAGTCATATCAGTTAATGATTTAGTAGCCTCATCCCTTGTACCAATAAAAATACTTTCATCATTGTCATTAACGTACTCCCTCATTGACCAATAGGTCTCATATTCATCAGGGTCAAGACCATCCAATATTTCGTAATTTTCTTTATTACATTTCATTATCGCCAACATATACGGATTGTTCGGTGTTGTTTCCATATATTCAGTTGCCCAATCGAAATCAGACGTTTCTTCCTTAATTACATTTTCACT